GCCTCACATTCTTCTGTGTCGTCTATTACAAGACCATTGTTTTCGTATGTTGAATCTTCTGCTTTATCTTTACCATTTTTACATTCACAATTTTCACAAGTGCATGTTCCATATACATCTGCGTGTAAACCACCATCACAGTGACAATCGCAATTACAATTTTTACATTTAACCATTATTTTCCTTCGGGTAATCCACTTGTTAACCAGTCTATAAATTTTTTAAATGGCCAACAAATAAATTTTAAGATTTTTTTAATCATCTTTTTTCTCCTCAATGTTATAGAAGAACCTATCGGTATCTTCTGTTTTCCATTTACGAGTGTCTTCTACGTTCCACTCTGAAGTTTGCACTTTCCAATCAGGTACTTCATCCTTGACAGTGAATGAAGGTATATCCCAAAGGATACGATTGTTTGGTTGTGCTGCATAATTTCCATCCTCTAAAGCAAGGATGTGTGCGCACTTATGTTCGTGCGGTATTTCTGAATGATCAGTGTCTACTATATTACTCTCTGGGTGGGCCCAGTCAACTGTAAAAAGGTACGCCCCAGGGTGTTTTTGCTTATCTTTTCCGAAATATGAACCAGATTGGCCATCTAAAATATCATAAGAAGTGACAGCAGGATAATAGCTAAAACAATTCCAAAGCTCAAGTTCATCCAGCCTTCGCTGGGGGACCTTGGAGATGTTATATCCTCTTTGAATAAACGCGCTAATTGGTAAGCGATAGAATACTGCACCGTTTTCCATAATAGCGTGAAATAATATAGGACGTCCTGTGATAGATGCCAGGCCAAATATAATACAGTCTTCAACTTCTCCATAATGTTCTTTAAGATCATAGAGATATTCTCTCCTGATCTGTGAATACATTACAGGAATGTTTGCATTTAGATAGGCCATGGGTCATAGCTTACTTAATAACTAGTTCGTATATTATGATTGCAGCTATAATAACACCAATAGTAACCTTCTTATTAGTCGTAACTAATGTCCACATTTTCTTAGTGTATTGTTTAACTTTTTCCATAGTTCCCTCCGTTTTTATTTTATTATACCCCAATTTGGGCCCGATTCATAGTCTACTTTATTAGGAATTTCAAGTGTTACTGCAGACTCCATTATCTCTTTTATATGTGCTGCATGAGTATGGTCTATAACAGATATATCTAATTCATCATGTACTTGTATATGAGGAATAATTCCTTTTTTATATAACTCTATCATTGCTTTCTTCGTCATGTCTGCTGCCGATCCTTGTATTAACCTATTTAAAGCTTTGTAAGTATAAGCACGTTTGATCCCTGGTCCGTGTTCCATGAGCGCTCGTTCGTGAGGTAATGCTTTATGAATTCCGAATTGATTTGGCTCCCATAAATGGAAACGACAAAGACGCCCTAAAAGAGTTCTTACTTTTCCAGAATCTTCTGCACGTTGCATAACATTATCCATTAGTTGTTTTACAAATGGAACTTTGTTGTGATACTGTTTAAAAAGATTTTCAGCTTTTTCTTTAGACACACCAAGTTCTGCTTGTAATTTATTTTTTCCCATACCATAGAACAGACCAAGGTTTATAGTCTTGGCCTGTGATCTAGGTATCTCTGCCATATCAGCAACGATGTCATGAAAGTCTGCATCTCCTTTCTTATAGGCTTCCAACACTTCGTCCACTCCATAGAGATTCTGTAAAGTTGCATAATGTACTACCAGCCTAGGCTCTTGTTGAGAATAGTCAAAACAACCCCATGTATGGCCTTCCTCGGGTATAAATAATGACCTAATAGCTGGTCCAAGGTCCTTGTCCCTAGCTGGTATTTGCTGTAAATTTGGGTTTGAATACGAAAATCTTCCAGTTACTGTTCCTCCATTATCTCCTCGTAATTGGTTAATTTCAGCATGTATTCTTCCTTTATGGTTATGTTTTAATATGGTATCAATAAATGTGGTATGAGCTTTATTTATTTCACGAGCTCGGGCTATTCGTTTCACCAGTGGGTGGGGGTGATTCACTAAAAAATTTTTAGTAAATGATGGAGAATTTGTTTTTTCAGTTGTGTCGTAGGGCAGGTCAAGTTTTTGAAAAACTTGCGCAATGGAACGTGCAGCCCATATTTGAACATCTACTGATGTTTCTTTTTTTACTAGTTGTAGGCACTCTTTTTCTTGTTCTAGTAATTCTGATTTTAATTTGTGAGCTTGTTCAACATCTACACGAACTCCTAAAAACCTCATATCAACGAGGCAGGGAAAAAGTTCGGTCTCTAATTGAAAAATAGAATTTAAATCTTGGTGTAAAATTTCTTTCTTAAGTTCTTGCCAAAGTTCGTAAGTTATTTCAGCATCCTTTTCTGCATATGCGCCAACATAAATGGCAGGTAGTTTATACATTTCTGCCTTGGCGTCAACACCCCATGACTTTGCAGCTTCATATAAAGCTGTTTCATCTTTTCCTTTTCCAGTGTATCTTCTAGAACAATTGTTTAAGTCATAACGCATTTGATTTTCATCAACCAAAGCCGATGCTATCATTGTGTCGACTATTTTACCGTTAATACTTAAACCGAGCGCTCGTATCCAACAAACGTCATACATGGCGTTGTGAAATATTTTTGTAGCTGGTGTATTTAATACTCCTTGAAACCATTTTAAAACTTTGGCTTTATCCATATTACCACCACCTTCATGAGCGATTGGATAATACCCACACCAATTTTTAACAGCTACAGCTATTCCTACAATTTCTCCTACTCCTACAACAGAACCAGAGCCCATTTTAGTGTTTAAATTAGGATCTTTAGTTTCTAGATCTATTGAAATTTCATCATGCTTTGATAAATCTGGAAATTCTTCTGGTGGTAACCATTCTGTTTGTGGTTTGAAAAGTGGTTGTTGTATCATTTAATTCTCTCTTTAGTTTGTCTTAATGATTCTTGATAAGATTCTCCTAATTCTTTTTTTTCTTTCTCTGCTTCTTCTAAAAAGTCTTTTTTCACAGTGTAAAATGTATATTTTAATGTAAGCTCTTCTCCATTATTAATATTTCTTAGTGTTACTAAATTCCATTTATCTGTAATCGAACCTTCGGTTTTCATTTCAACCTTAACACAATTAGCATTTTCATCACAATTAATAAAACCTCCTAAAGGAGTTCTAAAAATTATGTCATCAACTTTTATGTGAGTGGTTCCTAAATTTGTTCCTTGAGCAATACCTGCTGTTGCAAATAATCCTAATCCACTAATTACAGAAGGTTTAATTGTAAGTCTTGGTGGTAACGGATTATACATCGGAGTAATCTCTTTCTATGATCATATCAATAAAATGTTTTGCTTTTTCTAAATCTTGTTTTTTTCCTTTCAATCTGTGTCTTAAGATATATTTTATAACGCATCCTTCAGGATATAGCAACTCGTTTTCGATTACGAATTTACTTGGTTGAATTTTAAAATTCTGATAGTGTGATCCTCCGATTTGTTTATCATATGGTTTCATATAATAAATCCTTTGTTATATTGTTTTGGTTCTATAATGTGTAAGTTTTCTTTCGTTCGTGTTGCACCTACATAATATAATCTATTTTCATCATCGGGATTTTTTTCATAATTTTCCATTGTTGTTTTAGTGAGATCAGTGAGTAATGCTACATTTTCTGATTCACCGCCTTTAGCTGCGTGAATAGTAGATAATTCTATTCTTGGTTTTTTATTTAAAGATTCTCCATTAGCCCGCATCTTTCTTAAATATTCTATTCGTCGTGATCCTGCATCTTTCAATGCTTCATACCAAACTTTTTTAGTTTTTAATCCATAATCTTTTGTAAGTTGATCTATTCCATAAAAAGATCCTTTAACCATACCTTTTATTTTTTCTTTTTCCCAATAGTTTGGTTCCACATATTTAGAGATTTTTTCAATTTGTTTATAACTTAACAATTGACCCTGTCTTAAATGCTCCCAATCTGTAGCTGCTTCTTGCAAATCTTTCTCATAACTACGTTTATTTTTAGTTTCATAATATAAGCCTTTACGATATAAAACATCTTCTACTTCTTTTAACATGTATTTGGTTCGGGCTAGTACTAACCATTCACCTTTTGACATATCTACTGCATCAATATCAAAGTGTCGGTGTAAACTTCCTTCATTAGTTTTAGGTTTCCATGTTTTATCTATTCGATGTTTAATTTTATTTATGATTCCCATTGCTAGTTGGTGAACTTTCATAGGTATTCTGTGTGATTGTATTAATGGAAGATTGATCATTTGATCTTGTAAAGCTATAAAAGAATCTACATCAGCACCAGCCCATTTAAAAATAGCTTGATCATCATCACCAGCAATAAAAGTATCTTCTGTTTTATCCCAAATAGTTTTAGTCATATCCCATTGCATTAAGGACAAATCCTGTGCCTCATCAATAAATACAACGTCAAAGTTTGGAGATTTATCTGATTTTATAAAATCTAAAATCATGTCATTGAAATCTATTAGGTTATAATCTTTTTTATATCTTTTTAATTCATTATGAATGATACGTAATTTATCTAATTCTAAATCTTGAGTATGTTCTCTTCTATTATATTGTTGTTCAGGTGTAATATTTCTAAGTTGTGCTAATTGTATAATTTGTAAATACTCACTATCAGAAGTAAATATACCATGATCTTCTTGGTGTTCTGCATAAGACACTGGAAATCCTAATTTTTTTCCAAGATCTTTATAGTGTCTTTGTTGCATAACCTGGTCTTTTTTAAGTCCCAGTTTTCTAAATGCTAATGAGTGTAGAGTTCTAAAGTATGGAAGATCATCCTCAGTTAAATTAAATTTTTTAATTGCTTCGTCTCTGGCATGATATGCTGCTTTTTGTGTAAAAGCAAAGTAACCCACTTTATCTGGATCAGTTTTTTTTAAATAATCATCTACCTTATTTAATAGTGTAGTTGTCTTACCTGTACCTGGTGGTCCTAATACTATTGTTTTCATAAAATAAAACCTCTCGCTTTTGCAAATAGATAATCTTCCTCTCTGCTAGAAATTCTCTTGTTCTTTTTTCCTGTATGGTTACCACTTCCTGTTTTCCATTCTAAGTTTTCAGGTAAGTAATTACATTTATCATTTCCTTTATGAGATACTTGGTAATATTTTTTAGGATCTATATTCCCAACATAAGCTTTAGCCACAATAACATGTATCATTTTAGGACACCCTTTATAATTTTCATCATCAATACTTACCATCATGTAACTGGTTGAATCTGAAAAATAGGTAGTGACCCTTTTAACTTTATTATATCCACTATTAGTCGTTATAAAAGGCCAAATAGGTTGTGTGTAGATAGAACCTGTGGGCGCTTCTTTACAAAAAAAATGCCAACCTCCTGTGGGGTATATAATATATTTATTTGGTTTAATTTCTGGCATAAATGTTTCTATTTTTTTAGGTACAAGAAGATGATTGTCTAATTTTTTACTCACTATTGGTTGTTTAAATAAAGTTAATTGCTCGCCGTACATTAAAATACATCCTTCGGTTTTAATTCTTTTTGAACATAATCTTCTTTTTTCTTATCAAACTGTTTTACTGTAAAAACAGAAGTTCTTTCTTTACCCACTCTTTTTTTATCATCACAACTGCAATAATCTTTTAACATTTGTGCTGTGCGTTGATAATTTATTTCCCATCTCTGTCTGATTAAAAATTTACTATAGAACATACTGAAAACGAAATGGTGGTAACCATCGTTCGTCCATACTCCACCTTTTTTAAGATCAGTAACATCTGATCCAATATGTCTATTTAAACAAAATTCTTCTAAATGATTTCTTAATTGATCTGCTGTTGTTACACCTTCTGGTGCTTCCACAGGTTCGTGATTCTTCATCAGTGGGTTTATAATCATGTCCCAATCTTTTGGTTTAACTGTTGGTGGTTTAAAATCTAATTGTTCCATACATGCTT